CCCGAGGGCTCGCTGGAAAGCGAGTCCTAAGGCTTTTGGGAATGGTTCCCAGGAGATTAATTCATGGAAGAATTAACCACTTCTTATGAGCGCTTTGATACGCGCATTTGGAGGACAGGTTACGCCCCCTTCGACACCATGGGTACTATGGTCATCCCCTTTTACCAGAGGAGGAGCCGTAGTTCAAATCCATCTTGGAGGGAGCAGGTTGCACGAAAGACAAATGCAACTACGCCCTACTCTAGAATGAATAGCACTATGATGGAGAGACTCCGTTGTAAGATTGCTATTCGGTATAAGACAGCGGGCAAGATTCCGACCGAGATCGGCGTTCACATGCCGGTTTGGGACGCATTTTCGTCTCCGTCCGGGCCGGACACTTGTTCTCCGAAAGCCATAAATCAGGCTTTGGGGTACTTCTTAAGTCAAATCAACGGCCTCAATTCACCGCTGAAAGGCGGGACTGTGGTCGCGGAGCTTAAGAGTACGTTGCGAATGATCGCGCGTCCTTTCACCGCTGCGTACCACCTATTTCGGCAATACCGAGGTAGAGCTGGCGCAATCGTCCGTCGGTTCCTAAACCGAAGAAACTGGCGGGTGAGAAGGAAGGGACTAAAGGAAGCTAACAAAAAGTTGGCCGACCTTTGGCTGGAATACTCCTTTGGTATACAGCCTTTCATCAGCGACGTTAAACAGGGCATCATTGCCTACGAACGCTGGTGCGAGGAAGTTCATGGACTGACCCCCATCTGGGGGACCGGTACCGATGAGAGTCTCATCGCCCAGACTTCGCCTTACAATGTGGAGTTGTCGCAGAATATCGCGACTACTGGGGTCTATAAGAGTCTTCTCAAATCCTCTTGTAGATTTAAAGGTGAGTACGGCTATCGTGTTGGGCCCGAAGGTCCTATCGATAGAGCAAAGCAGCTTTGTGGATTTACCCTTAGCGAATTTATACCAACGCTCTGGGAGCTGCTACCGTTTTCCTGGCTCGCCGACTACTTTACGAATGTCGGCACGATCCTGACGGCGTTACACACGTCGACAAGCAACGTCCTGTGGTATTGCAGGACAGACAAGGCTATTCGCGTACAGACCTGGACTGCCCGTTGTAACTGGGCAAAGATCAAGTCTAGGTTCTCCGCGGACGCCACCTTGGCGGTGGATCAGCAGGGTTCGATGGTTATGGAAACCAAAGGCCTAGTTCGATCCGTGCCCCCACTAGGGGTACCCGGTTTTGTCTTTAAGATACCCGGGCTTACGACGCAGTGGGCGAATATGCTTGCTGTGCTCACTCAACGCCTTCGCTAAGTAACCCACAGGGTGAAAGGTGAAGCCTGACAAGGACGTATTACATGGCCTTTGCTCCTAGTGTTATTACCGGCCCGACGAGCGTCACGGGTCTTACCAACCCTACTTGGACGTTTACGTCGGATAGTGTTGCTCCGTTGCCTAACAGCAAGCAATACGCTGTGACGGCGATTGGGGGGACACAGACGGGTGTGGGCGTGCATACGATAGGAAATCCCTTCTATGCGCGTTTCACCAAGCCTGCGATCTATAAAATCCTTGCTAACCCAAATGTGTCTGGTGTCATCAAGGCGTTCCCGAAGAACTACTACGAGTTGCTCACCGTCAAAGGTGTGCTGCCGTTGGCTAACCAGCCAATTCAGCAGTTTCCGATTCGTACCTCCTTTGGGTTGCCGGCAGGTGCTGATGTGGCCGACCCTGTTGTGGTCGCCGCTGCTATCGCCTCGCATGCAGCGCTTTTGTGGCAGCTTGCGGAAGAACTTCGCAAGTCGGTCCTAACAGGCATTGTCTGATGTTAGGGTCCCAACTCCGTAAAGAGCAGTTTCCTACAAAGCAACCGAGGAAAATGCTATGGCTCTATGCAGCCGCGCTCTTTATAGTGCTTTGCTTCTGGATCTCGCTCCTTATCTCAATCCTGAGGATAAAGGACGGGCTCTCCGTCTTAACTTTGGAGAGTGCCTGCCAATCCCTCCAGGTACCAGAGGACGCGCTTTCGCCGCATATGCCCTACTCCGCTCCGCCTTCAAGAAATTCCAAGACGAAGTGAGGTTAGAGGATACCGCTCTGCCCGCATATGACCGCTTCATTGAGGCCAACAATGCGTGCGAGGAGTGGGAACCGAGTGAAAGTAGCCTCGGTCCATACGACGAAGTACTGGTGGGTGAATTCCGCAGGTCCATGTGGAGCTATTTCACAGACCGCGGGTTCGACCTGCTCGACGTGGATGGAATCATGTCGAATGTCGACTTTGGGCCAGGAAGTTCTCCCGGGTGCACCTTCAATGACTTCGCGAGCAAGCTCGGGGCGTCATCTCTCGGTGCATCAAATCCATTCCTCATCAAGCTTTTCGAGGCGTGGACAAGCCACCACCCCGCAAGGGTCGATAGTGAATTAACTCGATACCTACAACGTGGTGCTCCAGAAGTGATAAGGTCCGTGTTGCTCACGGCAGTCCCTAAGACTAAAGAGATCGCACGTTTAGTTAAGCCAGAGCCCCCGCTGAATATGTTCTTTCAGAAGGGGATCCAGGCCGTCATGGAGGAAAGACTACGCAATCATTTCAGCGTAGACCTTTCCACTCAGCCTCTTTACAATGCTGAGTTGGCTCGGATCGGTTCCCTCGACGGATCCTATGGGACCATCGATCTTAAACAGGCCTCGGATTATCTGTCACATAGGCTTTGCTCCAGGTTCATTCCGCAGGGTAGTTTGCGGTGGCTTGAGAGGACAAGGTCGGATCTTGTGACATTGCCCTGGAAGAAGGGGGAAATAACAATCCCCCTCGCTATGATGGCCACGATGGGGAACGCATGGTGCTTTCCTCTGCAGACCGTCATATTTTGCTGTGTAGTCGAGGCTGTGTATAGGTCGTTAGGCCTTCCTTTTGACCGGATATCCCGGACATGGGTTAGGTACGATGACCAAAGACACGTTTGGGAAACCCAGGTAGAACCTGGATCCTGGGGCGTGTTCGGGGATGACATCGTTGTACGCAGGGATGCGTACGATTCCGTTGTTAGACTCCTTACCTACCTGGGCTTTAAGCCCAACCTCGATAAGTCCTTTAATGAGGGCCGGTTTCGTGAATCCTGCGGGTCCGACTGGTTAGACGGATTCAATGTCCGAGGGGTTTATATCAAGACCCTGAAGACTCCGCAGTCGCGCGCTTCGGTGTTCAACAGACTTTCTGCCTGGTCCAGCCGGACCGGTGTGATGCTTCCATTCTCACTGCAGCTTTTATACGCAGTGTGTAAGGGGGACAGAGCGCCAATTGTACCGGTATGGGAAAATGAGGACGCTGGCATTAAACTGCCGTTCTCGTCTGCGCCGGGTACACAGATCCTGAGAGATAGGGATCCTGTGGTCGGTCCGCATTGCAAGCTCCCCGTTGACGGACCTCTGCCCGAAAGGCAAGAGACCGTATTCGGTGCCCGCGCCTGGGTGAATACTCCAGACGCTGTCTTGTACAAGGCATGGCAGCCTATACAAGAGGGTTATTACGCGGACGATGAAAAGGGTGGGGGATGCGGCAACGTTAATCCGTTCGCCGTGTACCTCGCCTTCCTATCGGGGCGTGTGAGGAATGGTTTCGTCTCATATAGGACTAGAGATGAGGTCACCTCCTATAGGGTAGTTAAGCGTGTAGCTAGCTGTTGGGACTACATGCCAGACTGGAAAACCCGTGAATACGGGTCATTGGATGCCTGGAAAGGTGTCCTGGGACCGTTCCTACAGAAGTAGGAGTGGAATCAACCGAACGGACGGTTAACTCCGTGACCGAGATAGCTAGCTGTTGGGACTACATGCCAGAC